CTCGAAAGAATCTGGGTTATCAGGCCGAATAGCGCTTAGGTGCGCACATCTATTTCTTCGCTTCCCCGACACATTGCTGTGCGGGGTTAGCAACTTTAGGGTCTCAGAGACATGTGTTGACTACACATTGCCTCTGCGGCGGAGAACCTGCTCCGCTCGCGAGCCTCTCATAAGGTTAATAGATGGAATAATCTCTTGCTTAGCAAGACGGCGAAGTGCCCGCCACAAGTGTACCACACGAGTGGAAGTCGATAACTGATCGGTTTCCCGTTCAGCTATCTCGAAAGCAGAGGGGAAGGACGCGAGTCCGTCCTCCACTTCGAACACTTCCCGCCAGGCTGTATCTAGATTATCCCACGTAGGTGGGTGGATCGGATGCAGTACCTGCAACGTCGCATCCACTTTCTCAAACCTGTTCCTCATCCCGTTGAAGAAAGGATACTGTACCCATTCGCGGAAGAATTCATTCCATAGAGGCCGTTTAGCCTCCATATCAAAGAATTCCGCCGTAGAGCCCGAGAAGAACAACTTGCGTTGTCTCGACGCAGGCCTCGGATCCTCAGCGGTCGGTGTATGTTTCTTCCAAAAATGGATGTCCACATATTGTACCGTACTTAAGAGACCCAACAGGAAAGTAAACTTCGACGCACGGAACAGGACGGCCCGACTAACTTGCTCCCATAACCGCCTTGCGACGGCCCAGGTGGACTCACCTCCTAAGTTAGCCTCACCGCCCGGTGCCACAGAACATAACCACGCCTCAATAGGCATTGGCCATATCCCGCCCGGACGGTGTAAGAAAGCGATTAGGTTGCTGAGACGGTTCCCTAGACCCAACCCGACTGGCAGTCGAGCCAGGTTTCGATAACCGAACCCCGCGAAACGTGCTACGGCCGAAAGTCGGATCTCTCCGAATCTCTTGCACTTTAGGACCAGTTGCTCAAGAGCGCCTACGTTATGTAGACCCACTAACATTTCTGCTAGTGATACTGGGCTAACTTCCCGTCCTCGGATCCAAGTTCGTTTTGCGAACTCAAGAGAAGAAGTGATAGATACCAAACTTTTGGCTAAGCTGATATCCACCCCTATCTCCCCCATGATCCGGAGGTATTTCGCGGCTACGGTGCGGTCAGCGATGACCACATCGTCTCCAAGTACAGCATAATCCAAGAACCAACCGGGTTCCTCTGGATATGCTTTCGAAGCTGCGTACTGTACAAGCGCATGATGCGTCAACGCGAGCATAGCCCACGAAGACAGAGCACCCATAGGCTGCCCGACAGCGTAAACTACGCTATCGAGTCCAAGGTTATAGCTTCTCGCTATCCTCGGCAATCTATATGGTCGGGAGACCAATAGTTGAGCCCACAGGGCCGTTAGCTCTTCACCGAGAAGCGGCTCCAATAGATCCATTTGTAACAACAATGGCAGTCTATCGGTGGCCGCTGACAAATCGAAGGAGGCGACAAAGCGCCCCTCATCTCCTCCGAATCGCTCAATCAGGCGGTTCACGGGCGCAACCTGATCAAACGTCCCATCCGTTACGATCTTTCGTAACTTCGTGAATATCCACTGGTGCAGGGGAGCCACCAGAGCCTGGGTAAGTAGCGACACCATGGCAAACACACGGATTTTGCCGGGTTCGTGCTTAAACCCTAGCCGCCCGAAGGTTAGAGGTTTCCCCCAGTAGTACGTTAGGTACCAGGCGAGTTTCTCGCTTGCGCAAGACTTTGGCCCGGCATCCCACAGAGCCGCCTGGGAAGGCGGTCCCTGCATAGCGTACCAAAGAGGTGAAACTTTACCTCCCTCCATGAGCATTGGAGGCTCCGATCTGAACTCTGACCAGGCCTTGTGGGCCTTAGCTTCGAGAACAGACCAGAGTTTCTTCAATACCCACGTCAATTCAATCCCATCCACAAGTACAAGCCAGCGAACCAACGCTGCCTTCATCTCGGGACACGCGCCGTAAACGGCGATGTCCCACGGGAGCCCCATTACTGCGGCCCACCCCCCCGAGTTCGGGGAGGCTTTCCGAATAAATGGGATTGAACGCGGATCTAGTTTCGAAGACACGACCAATTTCAGGTCATCTCCGGTGGTTAATCGGAGACGCCGATAGAAATCTGGTACCCAAACCTTCCAACCCTCACGGAAACCAGAGATATTCTTCCCTGGTTCCGTGATTGTCTCGAGTTTCAGTGCCCCCCGGAACTCTATCTCGCGATAGAGCCCCAAGAGAGACAACCAAAACCCAATTATTCGAACATCGCCCTGAGAAATCAGCCAGCGATGTTGGGGGTTGATCAGGCGCGGGATCCCACGGCGGGTCCGTGAAACGTTTCCACCCAGGGCCCAAGGG